TGCCCAAGAGATGACGGTGGATCAGCTGCCAGGCAAGTTCGATCCGCTCAACGCAACCAGCGGCCGGGATTATCAGCGCACGCAGGCGCTCGCGCGCTATCTCTCGGTCGTGCGCACCAAGCAGCTGCTCAAGGCCCGCGATCTGGGAACACCGAGCGATGCCACGGTCGCCAGCATCGACAGAAAATTGTGGTCGCAGTGGAAAGGAAGCTCGACTTCCGAGGATGGTCAGCTGTTGCAGGTCGCGACCGCCGACGAGCTTGGCGGCCGGCTTAATCTGAGGACCGCGGTCGCAATCGATCGCGACAACAGCATCAACTATGCCAACCATAAATTCGCGAGCATCGGCGGCTATGCCGGCGTCAAGGCTTATGTCCGGGCGAAATGGGAAACGACGCAGTACCTGCTCGACAAGGCCGGCATCAAGGATTTGAACCTTTATCGCGGGATCAAGCTCGATCAGGAGAAGATCGACAAGTGGCTCGCGTCGAAGGCGATGCAGAGCGCGCAGAAGATCGAAGGTCACACCTATCTGCCGACGCTCGACGTTGAGCGCAACGGCGCCGCCTCGACCAGCATCGACGCGGGCGTGTCGAACGGCTGGGGCCACGGCACCAATCGCATCGTTCTGCGGGCGCACGTTCCGCGCACCGCGGCGATCTCGGTCCCCGCCTTCGGAATCAATGTTCACAGCGAACGCGAAGTCGTCGTCGCCGGCACCGCCTGGAAGGGCTGGGATGCCTGGAAGGAAAGAGCACCAGGATTCGAGGATGTCCCCCTCAGACACGCTGCCTGACGCCGCGAAAGTCAAGGTCGACATTCTCGCGATGGAGCTTGCGCAGAAGCTGCCGCATTGGCTCGACCCGCAGCAGCGCAACCCCGCGCCATTCGACGCAATCCGCGCGAAGAACCGCGCGAAGTGGCTCGCGAGCCTCAAGAGCAGCAGCACGAAAAAAGCCTGGGCCGCGGTGCGGGCCAAAGCCGAGAAACTTCTTGCCAAGAGTACGGAGATCGCCATGCCGATGAAGCCGAGCAAGGACGAAACGCAATCGGATTTCATGTCGCGCTGCGTGCCCGAGATGATGGGCGAGAGCGGTGGGACCAAACGGCCGCAGGATCAGGCGACCGCCGCCTGCATCACGATGTGGAACGACGCGCATCCAGGAGGCAAAGCCGGCGCGCTCGCGCTGCGGCAACGCCAGGGCGACCTCGACACGCCCGATCCCGACGACGATGAAAGCCAGGACGACTTCGTCGACCGCTGCGTGGACGAGCTGATGGACGACGACGACAGCGTCGACGAGGACGATGCCCGCGAGGCATGTCAGATCGCCTGGGAGGATGCGCGCGCGGCCAAGAAACAACTTCGTCGCAAAACGCATGCCGAGAACGTGCACGGCATGGAGTTCATCCTGTCGGACGAAAGCATCGACCGGATGGGCGATGTGATCCAGTCGGACGGCTGGGACACCGAGGCGTTCAAAAAAAATCCCATCGCGCTCTTCAATCACAATCCAAGTTTTCCGATTGGAAAATGGTCCGACCTGCGCGTCGAGAACAAGGCGCTGCGCGGCAAGCTGCAGCTGGCGCCGAAAGGCACGTCCGACCGCATCGACGAAATCCGCAAGCTGATCGACGCCGACATTCTCAAGGCCGTCAGCGTCGGTTTCCGCGAGATCGAATGCGACAAGCGGAAGAACGCCGACGGCAGCTGGGGCGGCGGTCTTCACTTCACCAAGCAGGAGCTGATCGAGACCTCGCTGGTCGCTGTTCCCGCCAATCCCAATGCGCTGGCAATCGCCAAGTCGCTCAACGTTTCCCCGCAGACGCTCGATCTTGTCTTCGCCAAGCACGGCAAAAGAGACGTGGTCGTCAGAGAACGCGGGTTCATTGGCAAGCACGCCGAAACCGGAACTACTCGGACAGGAAAGGGCAGCGCCATGTCGCTGGCTCAACGTATTACCGACCTAGAGGCGGCACTCGTCGAAAGACGTGACGCCTTGCAGGCTCATCTCGGCCGCATCGACGACTCGAACGTGAGCGACGCCGATGTGCAGACGACGAGCGATCTCAACGCGACCATCATGCAGCTTGAGAAGCAGCGCAGCGTGCTGGTGGATTCCGAAAAGGCGCTGGGCAGGACCGCGGACAACGGCAACGGCAACGGCACCGGCCGCGCATTGGTGCTGGCCGATGGTCGCACCGTCGCCGCGGCGCGCAAGAAGGACAAGGAGCTTGATCCGCTCGACTATATGGTGCGCGCCGCGACGGTCGGTTATTTCGGCAAGACGACCGGGCGGCCCGTCGATGAAATCCGTCACAGACTCTACGGCGACGACGAGGTTACGCGCGGGCTCTGCGAGATCATCCTGCGCGCGGCGTCAGCGCCCGCCTTGACGACTGTGGCGGGCTGGGCTCAGGAGCTGGTCCAGCAAATTTATACCTCGTACATGGAATTGCTCATGCCGAACGCGCTGCTGCGGCGGCTCGCCGCCAAGGGCCTCGCGCTCAACTTCGGCAACGCCGGGCGCATCATCATCCCGACCCGTTCGCGGACGCCGACCATCGCCGGCTCGTTTGTTGGTGAGGGAATGGCAATCCCCGTGCGGCAAGGAGCGTTCGCGTCGCAGACGCTCACGCCTAAGAAGGTAGCCGTGATTTCGGTTTGGTCTCGTGAGATGAATGACCACTCGATTCCTGCGATCGAAGGTTTGATCCGCGAAGCCGTGCAGGTCGATACGTCGGTGGCGATCGATACAGTGCTGATCGACGCCAACGCGGCGACCGTCATACGGCCGGCGGGCTTGCTCAATGGCGTTGCGGCGATCACCGCGACTGCCGGCGGCGGCCTCGCGGCGCTCGTCGGCGACATCAAGGCGGTCGTCGCGGCGCTGGTCGCCGGCACCTACGGCAACGTTCGCGCGCCGGTCTGGCTGATGAATCCGGGCGATATGCTCGCGGCGTCGCTGGCGAGTGCGGCCAACACCGGAATCTTCCCGTTCCGCGACGAGATCAAGAACGGGACGCTCAACAACATTCCGGTGCTCGACTCCGTCACGGTCGCGCCCAAGACCTTGATCCTGGTCGATGCCGCCGACTTTGTTGTTGTTGGTGGCGACGCACCACGTCTGGAGCTGAGCGACCAGGCGACCCTACATATGGAAGACACGGCACCGCTTGATTTGGTTGGTCCCGGATCGCCCGGTGTTGTTGCTGCTCCGCAGCGTTCGCTCTTTCAGACCGACAGCATCGCCCTACGGATGGTCATGCCGTTGAACTGGACTCAGCGGCGCGCCGGCACCATCGCCTGGACGCAGAACGTCACCTGGGCGTAAGCACCGTGAGGCCGGCAAGCCCGGCCTCGCAATTTATCCATCAACCAAACAGGAGCAACGAGCATGCCGGACCAATCACCGGAAAACGAAGCGGCGGCCAAGCAGCTCGCCGAAGATCGGAAGGCGACCGAGAAATCCAGGGAGGATTTTGTCGAGCGCACCAAAGGCAAGCCGACGCCGACGCAGGAGGAAAACGATCTTGCTGCGCATGGCGCTCACTTCCACGAGCACGAGCATGATGGATCGGACCCCGATCCCAACGTGACCAAGCAGGTGGAAGCCAAGAAGCCCGCGGCGGGCGCCGGCTACCAGACGCGGCAGGCGACGCCGAAGCACACGGTCCAGCAAAGCAGCTGAACGTGAATGGGCGCCCGCGATCTCGTTGTCAGCGCGTTGCGGACTGTGCTGCGCGCGGTCGAGGGCGCCGTTCGTCCCGGCCCGTACTCTCTGCCGTATAGCGGCGGCTGGCTGCCGGCCGGTTCCTCCACCAACTTCTGGCAGCTGGGCGAGAACGTCCTGCCATGGTCGACGCGGTCGGCCGTGGTCGAGGCCTGCGTCTCGGCCTACAGCCAGACCGTTGCCATGTGTCCTGGCGACCACTGGCGCCTCAACGGGAAGGGCGGCCGGGAACGTGTCAAGAATTCGGCATTGTCGCGCATCCTGCGCAAGCCGAACGACTATCAATCGATCTCGGACTTCATGCTCAACGCGACGCGCCAGCTCTACTCGGACGGCAATGCCTACGCCCTCGGCTTGCGCAACGACCGTTTCGAAATCTCCGAGCTGCATCTGATGGATTCGTTTCTGTCGCGCCCGCAGGTATCGGTCGACGGCGAAGTCTTCTATCGGCTTTATGGCAATCAGATCATCGAGCGCCGACTCAACAACGAGCCGCTGGTGGTCCCGCAGCGCGACGTGCTGCATATCAGGCTGCATGCCGACCGCACCCGGCGCTATCCGTTCCCGATCTGGGGGCAGTCGCCGTTGCTGGCGGCGCTCGACGATGTCGCGGTCAGCGAAGCGATCAACCAGCAGCAATACGGTTTCTATATGAACCAGGCGCGGCCGAGCGCGGTCCTGCAGACCGATCTTGTGCTCGACAAGGATCAGGTGCAGGCGCTGCGCGACCGCTGGGACGAGCAATCAAAGGGCTTGGCCGCCGGCAGGACGCCGATCCTCACGGCGGGGCTCAAGGTGCAGCCGTGGACGGTCAGTGGCAAGGACTCGGCCATCGCCGAAGTCCTGAAGATTTCCGAAGAGCATATCGCGCTCGCATTCCGCATCCCGCTGCAAATTCTCGGCCTGCCGGGTCAATCGATGGGCTCGACCGAAGCCCTGATGCAATTCTGGATCGCGACCGGCCTGGGCTTTTGTCTCAACCATATCGAGGAAGCGTTCGGCCTCCTGTTCGGCCTCAAGGGCCAGCCCGACGAATATTGCGAGCTGGACACCGCCGCGCTGCTGCGTTCGGCGATGAAGGAACGCATCGAGGCGCTGGCGCGCGGCGTGCAGGGTGGCATCTATGCGCCCAACGAAGCCCGCGCGCAGGAGGGACTCGAAAAAGTGAAATTCGGCGACGAGCCGCGCGTCCAACAACAAGTGGTCCCGCTTTCGGCGGCCGGTGCCATTCCGGCAGCTCCCGCTCCACAAGCGCCGCCCGCCGCACCGCCGCCCGGCAAGCCGCCAGAGCCGCAAGACAACAAGCCGCAAGATAA